ATAGACCACACGATAATCTGACTGCACACCGTCTAGGTTTTCTTTCGCCCAGCATAGTCTGTCGAATAGGTGTGTGCCTTGAAACTCTGGTGTTTGCATTATGCTAGGTCTCCGTGTAAAATTATAGCAACTTCATCGTAGTCTGCGTTTGATGCTGATGTTGTTATTGTTACGCACCTAATGTTTCCAGCGGCACATGACTTCCAGTTAATCAATCCATTTTCTTTGGCAAAACCACTGTGAACAAAATCAGCACTAGAAAAAGAATTTGTAAATGCCGTGGTTGCGTCACCTGTACCCTCGTCTGTAATTCCGCTGACACCGAAACTTACATCTATTGCAGTAGTCGTTGCTTGGTCATATTTAAGCCACGCCTTCGCACTACCATTAACAACATACTGCGTACCGACTAACCCAGCGGTGCTGTGTTCTAGGGTATCTGCTTTGATTTTTCCATTTGCCATTATGCTAAGTCTCCATGTGCCGTGCCTTCAACGGGGTTGGCATCTATTGCGACAGAAGAGGTATTAACAGATGTAAAATACATCTGGTTAGTTGTTTTGCCGCCTGTGTAAACAGCAAGACACCACGATACGCCAGAAGCGTGTGAAGTAGAAGGTTGTGCAAAATAATTGTTACTAAAAGGATTTGTAAGTTGCGGAGCCTGAGTTCCAGTGCCGACATCAGTTAAACTGCTACAGTTAAATGAATCAAAAAAGACAGGCGTAGTCGCTTGACCATTGTATTGACACCACGCCTTCGCCAAACCCTGCTGCAAGTTAGTAGTCGTGCTATTACCTTCACCTGTTACAAGAATAACGCCAGCAGTACCTACGCCAGAAAGCTTATCTGTTTTTATCTCACTCATGCTAGGTCTCCGAATACTGTTGAACAACCAATTAAATCGCTGTCACTACCGCTGTCTGCATCATGTCCTTGAAAAGCAATAAGACTTGTTGTTGAAACTCCAACATCAAGGTTGTGTGTATTGTTTGCTGCGAGTGTGCCTTCAGTCCAGATGTACTGTTTGTTCTGCATCGCGTTGGTTAGGTTGCCCCGTGCAAGACCAGTTCCTGCATCCGTTCCGCTAGAAATGTTTAGGCACTCTGTAGAAATTGCATTAGTAGCAATATCCATTGTAGTGCTGCTTCGCAAGTTCATGTTAAAAGTAACTTTAGCTGCCGCTTGCTTAGTCAGCGTAACCGCACCACCAGAACTAGTCTGTACTGTATTACAATGTACTGTACTCATGTTACCACCAATGTCGCACCAGCACTAACTGTGATGACGACTCCTGAAGCTAGGGTTAATGGACCAGCACACATACCATTAGTATTTGCGGCTACTGTTACTGAAGTGTTTAGTTCTTTCTCATGTACTCTAATAATGTTACCGAGTTGTGTAGCGTCACCAAGGTATGACCCTGCAGCACCTTGAGCAAGCATTGCTGCTGTTACTGATGCTGGTGAAGGAGTAGTTGTTTGTACAGCTTTACCTTGGTATACTACATAAAAGTCATCTGTGCTTGCTACGTTACCTGTCATAGTAAGAGCCGTTCCAGACACGTTATATGCTACTGCTGGTTCTTGTCTTACGTTGTTTACAAATACTTCTAGTTCGTTAGCGTTTGCTACAGCTGTAGTAAGTGTATAGTTAGCACCACCGTTACCTGTAATAGCTTGTTTAGCTAGTGAAGAAAAGTTTGAACTTGCTTGATTACCAATGTAACCCATAACCTATCCTCCTATGTACTAATAGCGTCAACAGCGGATACAACTACATCAAGTGAGCTTGCAGTATCTGAGATAAAGTTAAGTCGATCTCCTGATTGTACTACTACTTTAGCGCCACCGTCAAGAAGTTGAAGTGAACTTCCCGAAGGTATAGGTGCATCTTTTACAAGGTAGTAATTAGCGCCACCATTTGAAATGTAAACTGAAACTATAATTTGTTGTGCCACAATATTGGCAAGATTAATTCCTACAATTGTATCATAAGAATCAAAGTTAGCTCCATCTGGAATGTCAGTTGCTGAAGTTCCAATGGCTCGTTCTATATATCGTCTAAAGTTTTGTGCCATATCTGTCTCCTATAATGCGATTGACATTGCGATTGAAAACCCTGCTGTAGCAAAGCCACTTGTATCAGTTGCTGCAATTGCTACCCATGTTCCTACAGGTGCGCCTGTTCCAGACGGTGCTACACTACAATACTTAACAGCGTTAACTGTTGTGTTATAATATAAATCACCTACTGCTACTGTTTTACCTGCTGCTTCATGTGCATTTTCGGCTGCTGCATCATCAGCATAACTACCATAATATTTTTCATCAAAGTTAGCTACTGAACTAGCTGCTTGGTCTGCCCAATAAGCCGCTGAGTATTTAGCAGTTCCACCTGAACCTGTAACAGGAGTAGACATAACAAAGTTACCGCCACCCAAAGCCCATTGTTTTGATGAACCAGATGTGTTACCTGCCTGTACACCTACTGCATATTCTTTAGAAGAGTACTCAGTATTATCTGCCGTTGTGGTTGTCTCAGTTGCCCAATCTCTAGCGTTACCTGCACCTGAAGCGTGATCTACGCCTGTTCCACCAATAGCCCAAGCCTTAGAAGAATAATCTGAAGTGCTTGGTACTACACCATCTACTTTTACTGCATAGTTTTCTGACTTAGTAGCCTGTGTTGTAGCAGTAGTAGCTGATGTTGATGCATTACTAGCCTGTGTTGTGGCTGTAGTTGCACTTCCAGCGGCTGCTGTTGCACTTGTTGCAGAGTTAGTAGCTTGTGTGGTAGCCGTAGTGGCCTGTGTTGTTGCTGTAGCTGCTGAAGTTGATGCATTACTAGCTTGAGTTGTAGCTGTAGCAGCTTGCGTTGTAGCTGTAGCAGCTTGAGTTGTAGCTGTTGTAGCCGAACTAGCCGCTGAAGTAGCACTGTTTCCTGCTGCTGTAGCAGAAGTTGTTGCACTGTTAGCTTGTCCTGTTGCTGAAGTTGCGCTAGATGCTGCTGAAGTTTGTGACGCTGCTGCAGCTGATTGTGAAGACGCTGCATTAGTTGCACTTGTAGCTGCTTCTGCTGCTTTAGTCGTTGCTGTAGCGGCATCTGCTGCCACACTACTAGCTGAACCAGCGGCTGCTGTTGCGCTTCCTGCCGCAGCTGTTGCACTAGTCGCTGCATTAGTAGCTGAAGTACCTGCACTAGTTGCGCTTGTAGATGCACCAGTAGCACTTGTTGCTGCATTTGTCTCTGATACCTTTGCGGCTGCAGCGGCTGCTTCTGCAGATGCTACATCGGCCCCTATAATATCGGGGATGCCATCAATAAGGGTATCTGTAAATAATCCACCACTGGCGGCGTTATCAGTAGCTCCTGTAAAGGAGCCAGGTCTTGCTGGTGTAGTCATTAGATTAACCCTCGTCCATTAAAGTTTACTTGTAAGTTACCGCCTGAAGCGTTACGTTTAGCATCCTCATCATTTGCTTCTGCAATTTCTGATAGGAATGCTCCATTGTATTTTGATGCTTGAGCATCATCTTGCACATAAGCAAAGACTTCTGCTAATGCTCCAAACAAAAGAATCCTTTGGTTTTCATCACGTAACCAGTTAGGTGTTGAGATACCAATATAATAAGCATTTGTTACAGTACCACCAGGGCTTGCTGCTTGCGCTGCTGTTGCGTCTGCATATGCTGTTGTTCCTGTATTACTATTAAAGTATAATTGTTTAGAATTAGTAACACCAGACCCTGCACCTGTTGTGGTAAGGAATCCAGCATTGTAGTTAAGAACAGTTACAGCGTACACTGCATCTAGGGCAGGTAGTCTGCGATAATAATAAAGTTCTATTGTGTTTGCTTGATTGCTTGTTGAACCAGCACCAAACCCTGGGGTAAGATACACAACGTTTTGTTGTCTTGCCCAGTAGTTAAGGTTTGTATACTTTTCACTTAAAGCATCATTAAATGTCCGTATGTCTAATTTTTCATTAAAGACACGTGTGGTTAATCCAGCAGAATCTACTTCTCTAATTTGAATAAATTCTATAAGATCGTAAGGTAATTGTATTTCTGTTATACTACCTTGTAAACTATTAGCTGCTTTAGTTCCAGCTTGTAATAGTGTTTTCTCATAAATAGCAACATTCTCTAGTGGTGGAACCCGTAAAGTTCTATACGCTTTATCTGCAGCATATTTAAGAGCGTCTTGAATAATAGCATCACTTACTACTTCTTCATCCCTATTACACCATGTACGAACAAGTGCCACTAGCTGAGTATAAGTCAACGCCATAGTGGGCCTCCTGATTAAGTATTGACTACAAGATCTCTATATTCACTCAACAGAATAGATTTAAGCTTTTTAAGATTATTAGGATCACCCATAAAAGATGGGTCATGTAAATCTAAATGATGATCTTGCAATATTTTAATTGCAACAATATCAGGAATCGTAGCCATCTTACGATAACCACCTTTAGTTTTCCCAAAGTATTCTTGACGATCACGATCTTCTTTAGCTTGTTCTTTATATTGTGTTATGTTTTGAGTTGCTTGCCAATCACCTGATTCTAGGTCAAAGCCAGCATGAATATCTTTATCTGCTTCTACAGTTGAACTGCGAAATTTAAAGTCAGTTTCTTTAGACATGTCCTCTTGTCTCCTTATGGTGTTTGTGTATATGGTGCAAAGCGTCCTGCTTTAATATACCCTAGTCGTGCACCTGTTGCGCCTACAGCGGTTGGTGCGTTACCTACTGCTACTACTACAGCATTAGGATCAAAATGTGTAATCTTATTTGTTGACTCATCGACACGATATGTGCATCTGTCTGCTGGGTAAGTATTCCCATTAGCAAGTTGAATAACTAGCATTTACTTATCTCCCTTTAAATTATGATTTGTTTTGAGCAGGACCACATCCAGCAACCTTACCACCTTTACCGTAGTACTTTGCTACATTACCGCCCATTGCATATAGTTGTGCAGGATCTTTTTTATTTTTCTTAAAAGGATTACCTGTTGCTGGTTTAGCTTCTTTAGAATCTTTTTTTATTTGTCCAGACTCAGCCTTTTTTAAATCTTTACCTGACATTGAATAAGCCATGTTATCTCCTATATAAAAAGAAAGGGGAAGCCATAAAGACCTCCCCTAACAATTAGCCTAGTTAAGACCGTAGATAGCACCACAACCAAGTGGGTTGCGTACTTCCAAAGTGCACTCTTCAACCATCATTCCTTTGGTTGAGTCACCCTGCTGGCCTACATCTACTTCCTGCATAGGACGTAGGTAAGCTGTAGCGAACCACATTGGGTCATAGACCAATGCTGCAAAGTCAGCAACGTCAGGGATACCTGCGCCTGAGAATGCAGTACCGTTATCACCTTTAAGTGCAACAGAGTTTGACAGACCCATGATGTAGTTAGGAACTACCATAAGATCTCCAAAGTCTGACATGTATACATCAACTGACTGACGGAGTTTTCCACCAGCATCAATGTTACGAACAACACCAGTGTCTGAGACCATTAAATCTGAGAAGTCACGGCGTAGTTTTGGTGACAACATAACTTTAGTTGCCTTACCACCTTGCTCATAGATCTTCTGCATAACAGCATCAATGTCTGTCAGTGCAAGAGTTCCACGTGCAGGAGCAGTAGTACCACCATTGATTGATCCACGTACAGTGTCTGTACCTTGTGCATCAGTACCAGCATTAGAGGAAGAAGCTGAAGGAGCTTCAAACTCACCTACATAGTTACATGTAGTTGCTGAGTTAATGAAAGACTGGTATCCACCAGCTGAACGTGAGTTAGCATTTTGTACACCTACAGCGTTAGCTGTGTTGTATGAATGAATCATATCAAATTCAACATCACGGCGTAGCTCAGTTCCACGCTTTTTAAGCTGATATGCATATTCGTCTGCAACACCTGCTTGATCTACTGCGCGGCGTGTGCCTGACACAGCAATTGTCTTACCGTTAATTTGAGTGTAGTTACCCAAACGTGTACGATAAGGTCCAGAGACAGCAAATTTATTACCAGTTGCTGGAGTTGCGCCTGTGCCACCAGAGCCATCAGCGGTTGGAGCAATCCAGTCAGTACCTTCGCCAATGCGAGAGTTGCCTGGGGCCTCTAGCTGATCTGTCTGCCACTCATGGTAGATAGCTGTTGCTTTAGATTTACCAATAGATGAAGTAAAAGGAGTTTCATCACGAGTAATCATTGTGATAAAGTTTGCTAGATCTTCCCGTTGGGAAACATCTTTGCCAGTTCCGCGAGCTGGTCCCTGTGGGCCACCAGTTCCGCGAACACCAAGATTATTAGCCATATTAATTATACCTCCGAGGTATTAAAGATTTAAAGATTGGTTGGCAAGACCTCTCAAAAACTCCATTTGATCTTCATTAGAAGAATCAGGACTCATCGCTCTAGCTTTAACTTCAGCCGCCTTGTCTTGTTTTTTGCGGGTTGTAGTTTTAGCTTTCTTAAGCGGAGCCTTTTTAGATGGAGTAGCTTTTCTTTTAGCAGTACCTTTAGTAATACCTTGTTTAAGTCTACGATAATCATCGACAAACTTTACAATAACTGGATCAGCAATTGAGTCCAGTACTTCTGTAGAAATACCTTCTTCAATAGCAAATTCACGAATTGCTACAGCAGTATCTTCGTTAAAGTCAGGAATCATGTCAGGGATGGTTTGATTAAAATATTGAATTTGTTCATTCCATTCTTTTTCATTTTGTTCCTGTTCAGACTTTTGAAGAGTGTTTACTAGTTCTTCACGTTGATTACGTGCATTCCAGTAACTCTTTTGTGCTTGTTCTCGTTTATCTTTTAACTCGCCAACTTCATATGTATCACCATCTTTACGAGCCTTATCAATTTGAGCTTCGATATCATGGTACTCTTTAGAAAGAGCTTGTTCATTTGAGTACAGTATAGCAGCAGATGCTTTAGATAGGTTTTGAATTTCTCCAACCTTTTCTTGGTATTCTTCTTCTAACTGCTTTCTTGCATCACCAAGTTCACGACCCTTTTTAGACAGATGTTGTTCAGTAGAGTAACCTTTAATAAGGTCACCAAAAGAAACTTCAGTATGTTCGCCATCTATTTTGACTACAACTTTAGCTTCTAGATCCAAGTCATCTGTAGCAAACACATCAGGTTCATCGGTAGCGGATTCTTCATCAGCATCTTCTTCGTCTGTGTCTTCTTCAGTTTCTTCTTCAATCTCTTCTTCATCATCTTCATTATCGGATTCTTCTGATTCTTCTGGGTCTTCTTCATCAGAGTCTTCCGCGTCTAACTCAGGTACTTGCTCATTGGGTAGAGTATCTACGAACTCAGAGTTCGCTATGATGTCAGCCAGCAAAGCCTCTTCAGTTTGACTATTAACCTCTGCAGTAGGTTCATCCATCTGGGTAGAGTCTACAGGCGCTTCGGTATTACTTTCCATTTGCTATCTCCTTTTTAGGACTAGCCTTTTCAGAATTTTTTATTTTAGTATAATGATTAATAAGTGAATGCATGTGTACAAGTTTATCAGCATTAAGTTTTGCTTTACCTGCACTACGCATAGAGTCATACTCTAGTGTATTAATCATTTCTTTGTAATTTATTATAAGAGCATCGATATCAATCGTTCTCATTGTTGTCCTCCTGTAGGTGCGGAATGTTCTTTCCGTACATCTCAAAGTTCATCATTTTCTCCTTAACACTTCCTAGTGCCATAGCAGAACTGTAGAGAAACTCACGAGATTTAGTTTCATGCGGCTCCGTCTTGAGCCACTCAAGGAAAAAGTCAATTAAGACTTCACCATATACTTCATCAAAAAACTCATCCCGTTCCCTAGATGCAAAGTGTCCTTTAACATGGGATTGCCTTGCTAGTTCTTCGGGATGAATTTTATGATTACCGTATGACTTTTCGTTTCCCAGCTTCTTCTCAGCTGTCTTACGATACTTTTCCATTATCTACACACGATGATGGATATAGATACGCTCATCAGTTTGAGCAGCTGTACCGTGTGCTGTTTTAATGTTCTCCATTACACAAGCACCGTGTCCACCAACATGTGTGTAATTAAGAAATTCTTTTGCTGGAACCTTAATACCTTTATCAGCTGCATTAATTGAACCAGCACATTTAAGATCAAGTGTAATTACAGAATCTGTTTCGTTTGTAAATACAACTGTTTTATTACCTGAAGTACTTGTTACTGCAGTTCCTGCCTGAGTAGCTCCTACACCAAGTTTACTAATAGTCGAATGTGCCATTTATATCATCTCCTGAGGTCCCTGTGGTCCCATCTGTGGTTGTGGCTGTGGTTGAGGTGGGCTTAGGATTTGCCTAGCTAACATAATAATCTGGTCATACCCAGGATGTTCTGGTAACTCTGCACCCTCTTTAGTTGCTCTAATTTGAAGATCTGCCCATTCTTGAAAATGTTTATCAATTGATACTGCAAGCTGTTTAGAATTATCATCCATAGTGTTTTTAGTTTGAGCACCAGTATAAACAACATTTGCTTCTGACAGTGCAGCTTCTGCTTCAATCTTACGTTGTTGCAAAGCTTGTTCGGCTTGAGCCTTTTGTTGTTGACCTTGAATAGCTTGAGCAGCTTTTTGTTTAAAGTCATCTGTATTGTAATCTTGTAAGAAGTCATTACTATCTATATCCATTGCTTCAATTAACTTAGTAGCAAGAATAGCTGGAGCTTCTGGTTTTACAATCATACCTGCACCTTGTTGTGTTAATGCAGGAAGAATCTCTCCAGCAATACGACTATACTTTCCTATTAATGCAGAGTTAGAGTTTTCACCAATATCTAATAAAACCTCTAAGTCCATACTTGAAGGGAGTGCTTGCATATTAATAGACTTAAATGCACCTGCAATATTATAATCTATATTACCTTTCATATTACTACGCATTGTAGAATAAATACCAGACAGAAGACGTTTAAATCCTGTCTCAGCAAACCTACGAGCAATATGTTGAATACGTTTTTGTGCAGCAGATTGAACCGCTGATAGCTTTTGCTCAGAGTTACCTGACACATATAATGTATCATTAAGACCTTGAGCAGCTTTAGACATACCAGTGGCTTGCTCTTTAATCATTTGCAAATGCTCAAGCAATGGTACAGTGCCTGTTGAAATTGTTTCAGGTGGTAACTGTTGAACAGCACCCACAGGACTACCATTAGTTGGTATGATTTGTTTAGGCTTCATATTCTGCAATGCAGAGAAGTCTACCACATTAGGATCAGCCAGTTTAGGCGAATAGTTAGTGAGGTATGTGTTCTCTACAAAGCCACGTAGGATGGCGGTCGATGCCAGTGTAGAACTACGTGTGAAATCTGCCATTGATAAACCATAAAATTCAAATGGAATATCAATAGGTACAATAGAAGCCATCGGGATTTCATCACAATCTTCTTCATATAAGATGTGAGATCCTGCTATAATAAAATGTTTTAACTCTGCAATACCATCACCATCACGATCAACATGCATCCAGCATTCTGTAACAGCCACTTCACGATTAGCTTCTAGTGGTGTGGTTTCCTGCTGCAAAGATCCTTGAGTATACTCTTGTCCTGTAACTTGTTTACGTGCTGCAATGTCTTGAGAGTATTTTAAACTTCCTGACCATGTATCATCACCAAGTTCATCCCAGGCATCAATACTTTCTGCCATGTCGGGGTAGTATTTACGAATCTCTGAACGTGTCATTTCTGTCTGCATACCAACAAAAGCTGCATCATCAATACATGTAGCATCTCTTGATATGCGAAAGTTTTCTGGTGGAACCAGTTCTATTTTAACACGAGACTTATTAATGCGTTTACGAATACGAACATCAACATACATAAGTTCTGCTTCAGGTTGTTCATTAAATGTATCCATTGGCTCAAATACATTTTCAAA